TTTCTTGTGAATACCCAGTCGCTTAAATTATTCTCTCCAGTTTTTTCATACAAAAAATTACTATCAGTATCTATATATTCAGAACCTATAATCCCTGCAGCCTTCGAGCTTCCCGAAGGGGGCCCAATATCAGAGATTAAAGGTTTTCTTATACCCAGGTTAGCATTTACGAAGGTCTCGAACGCGCCCATGTCTTATTGCCCCCTTTTGCTGTGAAAGAGTAATGCTGCAGAATATAAATCGAGCTGATGCTCGGAAGCTATATCTTGAACTCCTATTTGAGTGCCCAATTTTGCTATATTAGCAGAAGAGGCAATGCACTGTTTTAACTTTTCGTCCCAATTGGACGAGTCTTCAGAGATAATAACGGAAGCGCACAATTCGTCAAGCATGTTTTTTTCCGACTTACTTAACCTCTTCTTTGATGATTTGTTTTTCATCTCTGATTGAGCGGTTTTCTTCAAAGCTTCGGTTTGGTATATAACGCTCTGAAGAGCTTCTCTGCTGTATAAATCCTTTGCCTTGGACTCTTGCGGTATCTCAGAAGTCCCGACAGGCCTTCCAACTTCAGACTTAGCTTTTGGCTTCTGAACGTTTCCTTCGGGGGGATCAGGGGGATTTATCATTGGGGTTCCGCCAACGATAGGGTTAAACATCCCATCTTTTCTTTGTTTGATAAATTCTTTTTGAGCGGAATCTAAATCCTCCGAATTGGGGTATATTCCCTTGTTTAGAACCTCCATTCCTTGCTGTGGAGTGATAACCCCCAGCTCCATAAGTCTTGTTGCGACCCTTTGTAATTGGACCTCATCTTTAACGTCTGTCTCTTGAAATTTAACGACAGGGTATTTTCTAAAACCTAAATTCTGGCAAACCATTTTTATTTGAGGCTGAAGAAAATCATACAAAAAAGCGTTCCTAGATTCCTTTAGCCTTTCCATAAAGATTGTTGTTTTGACCTGCGTATTGCTATACCTCTCATCCCCTACTATAACGTTCTGAAGCCCTTCTTTTATATCGGCGTTAATAACTTCGTATTTGCTGGGGCCAACAACCTTGCCTATATCTGGAATTATAAATTGAGCTTTAGTGGTGTAGTCGCTAACTAAAACTCGACCCACGCTTTCGTTTTTGAATAAGTTTTGCATGGCCTCCATGTTTCTCGGGTTAATGCCTCCCTTATCGGGCTCCGCGCCCATTGTTATGAGAAGTATAACATTCTCAATAGTTCTACAGATAGCTTGATCTATTTTTTTTAGTTCTAATTTAAAGTTAATATCGTCTAGCACTGGATAACCAAACGGAATAGCAAAAGGTTCGTAATCCTGCTTTTTATAAAATGAGTATATTAATTTAGATGGGTCAAGCTTTATATTTATTCCGTCTGAGTTATAGCTTCCGTTAACAATTTTATCCTTAACGCTTTTGTCTAGAGAATCAAATACTTCTTGATCATAGTCGGTCTTTGGATTCTTTAACCTTTCTATATCGTACTCTGAAAGTACTTTTTCGTACGCCCCCGACTCAAAAGAGCTTGCTTTATTCGCTGTAACGTCAAAAGGGTTAAGCATAACATACCTAACCGGCAGCTTGCCGGGTTGCAGCGATATGGTTGACCCGTAAACTTTACTTAATTTATCGAAATCGTCCTTAGAAAAAGAGCCATCAACTCTGTATAAAAATATATTACCGCTTCGATAATATTCTCTAAAATATTGATCCTTTAGATTCCATAGGTTGATTTTGTCAAACCATTTAGTTATAAAATCTCTTGATTTTTGAGTCCCTCCTTCAAGGTATACCTCTGCATTAGCAAACTCAGACATAACGTCTATAGCGTTTCTAAATACAGATACATTAGCGTAGGCCTTTTGGCACAATTCGATAGATTCTCTTACGCTTACTCCGTCCGAGCCATAAGTGTAAGGTAATAACCCTCCAGATATATTGGCAAACCTGTCCTTTTTATTGTTGCTATGTATATAGTTTCTCCGAGATACGGTATCTTCGTTTTTGCTTGGCGATCTTGAATAGTTGGCTTTTGACTCTGAGTAAAACGGCTCTCCCGCAGACATAGGAGCAATGGGGTCAAGGCTTTCTTGAGCTTTAATATAATCGCTAATAGAGGAGGGCTCTTGCTTTTCGAACTTATTCCAATAATTAGACTTTTTATTATATTTTCTTTTACTCATCCCTTATGGTACACAAAAGTTAAAGTAAAGTCTACCCAAAGTTGAAAGTTAACTTTCAACTTTAAGGTTATAGCTGATTGTGTATATATAAGAATGTCAAACAAAAAACAGAAAAGATGCTTGGTTAGCACAGCGCAGGGAGAGGTCGAGGGCACTATAACCAAGGAGTACGAAGAAGTTGGAGGGGCTAACGACGGAGCTATTTTCGCCATAATAGAGCTAGACAATGGCCAAACAATAACGGTAATAATGTCAGAAGCTAAAGATTGATTGGTGTATAAATATAAACATTTTAAAAATAAATTATAAATATCATGATTTTTGCAATAACAACATTAATTTCCGCGCTAAGCATTTCTATCATAGCAGCATACTTCAGTATTATCGGCCTAGCAACCATCTTTCCAGGATCCATGTACGCAGTGATAGCCATGGGATCCGTTCTAGAAATAGGTAAAATTATAGCGTCAATTTGGCTTCACAAAAACTGGAAGTCGGCACCAAGAATGATAAAGTTTTATCTTTTTTCTGCAATTCTTGTTTTGATGGGAATAACAAGCATGGGGATTTTTGGATTTCTATCCAAGTCCCACATAGAGCATGAGCAAGTTGCAGAAAAGTCTAAAGCTTTAGTTGCTCAAGTGGAAAACAAAATAGAAAGACAGAGAGAATACATCCAGAGACAGAAAGAGTTGATAGCTAAAAAAGAAGAGAAATCAGAAAACCTTGGAGGAAAAACCTCGGAAAATATAAAGCTCGAACAGGAAAAAATATCACAACTAACAAACCAACTAGACAGAGACATAAGCATCGACAATGAAATATTAAAGTCCCTCAATAATAAAACCTCCACACTAGACAAAGAATTAAATGATTTAAAAAACAAATCTGGCGGATTATTCTCCAGTAAAAAGAAAGATATTGAAGCTAAGATATTAGATCAAAAAAGTGAAAGAGAAAATATAGCTAAAAAAATAAAAATAGCAGAAGATAATATATCGAAACAAAGAGCAGAAACTTCTGAAATAATATCCAATATAAGAAAGAGGATACAAGAATATCAATCCCTAGGGTTTGAAAATCCAGGAGACTCAGAATCCAAAGTTGAGCTTCTTAACACTAATATATCCAAAGCCTTAGACGATATTGACGCCCTGGAGCAAGAAAAATTTAACTACAGCGACGGAACGCGGCAGCTGGAAGCCGAGGTTGGGCCAATTAAATATGTTGCGGAATTTATTTCAGACCTAACTGGATCTTCCTTTGATATTAGCAAAGCAGTAAGGATAGTTATATTGATTCTCATCTTTGTATTTGATCCCCTAGCTATATTGCTAGTGTTGGCTGCGCACATTAGCTTATCAAAAAGATTTCCAAATATAATTATAGACGAAGAATCTTACATCAAAAAAACATCTGAGCTAGAATTCAAGGAAAGAGAAATAACCTCAAAAGAGCTAGAGCTCACAGAGAGACAAAAAGATATTGACGAAAACTCCAAAATTATAGATCTCCACGAAGAGCAAATAAAACAGTACCAAAAAGAAATCTCTGAAAACAAAGACGCAATAAGGCTAATCAAACTAGAAACAGAGAAAAGTATAATCGACATGGAAAAACATTCTCCAATAAAAGAAGAAATTGACAATCTAATAAAAAAGAAAGAACAGGAATCTGCTATATTAAATAAATTAAAAAACGAAAAAAGCAACATTCTGTGCAAGCTCGAAAAGTTCGACGAAGACTGTAGAGAAATAAAAAGCGTCTTTACAAAGCACGGAGAAAATAAAGATAAAATAACAAAGCTAAAAGAAAAGCTAGAAGAAAGCTTGACTCACATGGCGAACCTCAAGAATAAAACGCTGACCCTTGAGGAAGAAAACTTAAAGCTTAAAGAGCGGTCGGCAAACACAAGTAAATTAATATCTGAAATAGATCTACTTAAAAGCGAAAATCAAACCGTAAAGCTAGAACATTCCAAATGCATAGGCCTCTCAGAACAAATCGAACAACTAAAAACCCAAAGAGACAAGTTGTTATCTGAGGCGTCAGGGGCTCAAGACAATTCTCTGATAATAAAAAACAACCTAGGTAATGGAAACTTCTCCGTTGAAGTAACCTCCGAGTTGGGCGGATCCCACACCTTCACCAAGGTCGGCGACTTTAATAAAGCTGAAATACTAAACTGTCAATCCATAGGTTGCGAGATTGACGAGATCTGCCCAGAAAGAAAAGGCCCACTCCTACTAAAGGTCTTCGAATCTAACATTAAAAAATACCTCGACAATAGATTAGACAATAGAGAATATAAAAAAAGTAAACCTGAATATAAATTTACCCCTTGACAAAAAACGCTCAATCACTTATACTGACTGAGTGAAAAAAATAAACAAAAGGGACTTAATTAAAAAGCTAGTCGTCGAGCCCAAAAATCAAAAAAGAATTTTCTGGGCCAGAGAAATGAAGCTGCTCAATGATCTAATGTCCACCTTTCAAGACCTTGATTTCTGGGAAAAAGTTAGAATAAGAAAGGTGCCCTCCTTGGCAGTATTGAAATCTCCCAAAGGTTTACTTATTATTAAAAAGAAGTATAGGGAATTTTCCTATAAGATCCCTGAAAAAATAACCATCAAGCTTGGCGAAAAAGAAGGGGAAGACAGAGCGATCCTAAAAAAAACAAAAACAATAAGACAATTTATAGATGAGTAAAACAAAAAAAGAACAACCGCAAACTACAGATCAAATTTCTAAATTCTTAAATGATAAAGATAACCAGAAATATCATTATAACTTTTATGAATCGGAAGATTATAAAATATCAAGCGGAAGCTTAAATTTAGACATGGCTCTAGGGGGAGGCCTGCCGTCTGGAGCGCATAGGTTCACAGGGATAAACGAAGGCGGCAAAACTAGCTGCGCGCTATCTTTTGCCAAAAACTTTCAAAATCATTTTAAAAAAGAAGGCATGATCATATACATCAAAAGCGAAGGTAGGTTGAGCCCCGAAATGCTAGAGCGGGCAGGAGTTGACCTTTCTCCTGATAAATTTTTTATCTTTGATTGTAACATTTTTGAAAAAGTTTTTGAATTGGTAAGGGAGCTTGTTTTCCAAAACGAAGAAGGAAAGAAATACATGTTTATTATTGATAGTGTTGATGCCTTGTGCAGGGTTGGGGACATAAATAAGCCATTCGCCGAATCGGAGCAGGTTGCGGGGGGAGCTCTCATAACTTCAGTTTTTTTAAAAAAAATGGTACTACCAATATCTAAAATGGGACACACGATGATACTGACGAGCCAAGTCAGGGTAGAGGTCGCGACAAACCCTTATGCTGCAAGAGGCGGTCCAAAAACAAAAGAAGCTGGCGGGAACGCAGTCAAGCACTACGCAAACTTTATTCTTGAATTTCAAGAGAGGTATACTTCTGATATGATATTTAAAAACCCTAGCGCCACCACGCTAGAAGCCAAAGGGGAGCCCATAGGCCACTATTGTAAAATAAAATTCAGAAAAAGTGTCAATGAGAAAACTGGATCTGTCGTAAGGTATCCAATTAAATACGGGCAAAAAAAAGGAAGCTCGGTATGGAGGGCGAGAGAAATTCTTGACATGCTATATTTATTTAAATTAATTAGCAAAAGCGGAGCCTGGATATCGGTATCCGAAGATCTAATTAAAGAGCTGGGCTCTAAAAAAATAGAGATTCCGGAAAAGTTTCAAGGGGACCAGAGGATTATAAGTTTCCTAGAAGAAAACCAAGCTCTTAGCGATTTTCTATACAAAGACTTTAAGAGCTTGACCGATGCGGTTTAAAACTCTTGTTGGCTCAGAAAGAACCGTATCTAAATCTAAAAAATATCTAGTAGACTGGGATGGGCACAGCAGGAGCAAGCTTCAAAAAGCAACAAAAACATTCTTAAAAAAATACTGGCACAAGCATATCGTCTTCGAAGAATTTCCAGTTGTAGGAACCAGATTATCTCTTGATTTTTACAATGCTAATAAAAAAATAGCAATAGAGGTCCAAGGTAGACAGCACACTCAGTATGTGCCCTTTTTTCACGGAAAAAACAAAATTAATTACATAAATCAATTAAAAAGAGACGCAGATAAACTAGAGTTTTGCAAAATCAATGATATTAAACTGATAGAGATATACGAAAGCGATACAGTTAATGAAGAATTATTTATTAAATTTGGAGTAGATCTATAGTTTGTGTAATATAATGTATGAGCGACGAAAATATTGATCCAGAAAATTTAAGTGAATTCAATTTCCCTGAGAGTATTCTTTCTCAAATTTTTGAGTTTACGGGTTCCACAGGCGGAGATAGCGGCTTTATATTAACCCACGTAAACCAGATGGGAACCCCCTCTATAATAACAAAAGCCTCCTCTCCTATAGTAGAAATGGGCCTAAGGAAGGCCCTAGAGCAATACCTAGAGCAAGTAGCAACGCAAGACCTGCATCTAGATTCTACAGATCTCGGAGACGAAGAAAGCTCTTGACATTTTAATTCATGTGTGATACCATTCTATTATGGTATATTCATATGAACTAGAACAACATTTGCTCGCCGGGCTAATTAAGTACCCAGAGTCCTATCCCCTAATCGCAGCCTTCATAACCCAGGAGGATTTCTTCTCCCAAAACACAGCGGTTAATAAAACAATATTTTGTGTGCTTCGTCAGTCCCTAGAGGCTTCTGAAGTTTTAGATGAAGTTTTATTGTCGCAGAGGGTTAAATCCCTAGGCATGTCTTTTGAGGATAATATAAATATTGGGGACTATATTAAAGCTTTGTCAATGCGCCAGATATCCAAAGAGGGTGTCGTCAAAACAGCCAAAGAGTTAAAGAAAATTACAGTCAGAAGAGAGATTCACGATGCATCTATAGATGTCGCAAAAAGCATGAAAAGCATTTCTGCGAGCTCGACATATGACCAAATAGTTTCCGAAGCAGATAAAATATATAACGAAAAAATAAATCTTTACGAGATAGGCTCAAGCAATCCTGAAAATCTTTTTGATGATATGGAGGACTGGATAGAAGACAGAGGGAATAACCCTATCGACGAGTTTGGACTGATGGGCCCCCATAAAAGAGTAAACGAATGCTATGGATCTTTACTCAGACCTGGAAACATCACGGTTGTTGTTGCTAGGGCTGGCGTAGGCAAAACGCAATTCTGTATGGATTTTTGCACAAAAGTCTCTGCGATCAACAATAATGTGCCGATCCTTCATTTTGATAATGGCGAAATGAGCAAAGAGGAGCTTATAGTAAGACAGTGCTCCGCCCTATCTGGAGTTCCCATGCATTTGCTAGAAACAGGCAGGTGGAGGCAAGCCGGGCAAGAAGTGATCGATAAAGTTAGAGACACATGGAAGAAAGTTAAAGATTTTAAATTTTTCTATTATAATGTGGCGGGACACTCGATAGAGAGCATGATTAATATCATAAGAAGGTTTTATTTCTCCGAGGTGGGAAGAGGAAACAAAATGATTTTTAGCTTTGACTATATCAAAACATCTTACGAAAAACAAAACGGCTTAAGCTCTTGGGAAACTGTAGGAAGAATGGTTGACAAGTTTAAACAATTAATACAGAAAGAGCTTTGCTTCAGCGAAGGCCCTACAGTATCAATGCTGACCAGCGTCCAGAGCAACAGGCTAGGAATAACAAACAACAGAAACTCAGACAATATAGTTGACGACGAGAGCGTTGTTTCTCTATCTGACCAGATAACGCAGTTCTGCTCTCATTTATTTTTGCTTAGAAAAAAGACCATGGACGAAATTCAATCTGAGCCAGAAGATTTTGGAACACACAAATTAATATCCTTAAAATACCGCTGGCTAGGCAAAGATGTCCACAGGGCACTTCAACCCGTGGAAATGCCAGATGGAACAAAAAAGAACAACTATATAAACCTTCACATGGAAAACTTTGGTATTGAAGAAAAAGGCGACTTGCAGGATCTGGTTGACAACGTAAACTCCCAAGGGGTCGGCGCGGTCGAAGACTTCCTAGAAGAGCTTCCGAATATATGATATCTACAGATAAAATAAAAGACTGCTTAATTAATCTAGGCTACAAGCTTAATGACAGAGGCTCCTACTGGCAGACCAATGCGATATTCAGAAACGGAGACAACTCCACAGCCATTCAGATATACAAAAATAGTGGAGTCTGGAAAGACCATGTGCAGGGGAGTAATTTCTCTCCCCTCAAAAGACTTGTAGAGATAACGCTTGGAACCAACGACAAAAATGCAATCAAAAAATATCTCGAAGAAGAGGACGTGGGTTCACATTATAATAAAATAGAATCAATAGAAAAAATAGAAATGGAAGAAATATACCCAGAAGACTGCTTGAAAAAACTGCTACCGCATTATAAATTCTACAATGATAGGGGCATCAGCGATGAAGTTTTAGCAAACCTAAAAGGGGGGTTCGCAACTGCGGGGAAATTGAATAAAAGATTCATATTTCCTATTTACAACGAGCTCTCTCAGATATATGGATTCTCGGGTAGGGACATGACATCTATAGAAGGTCGCCCCAAATGGAAACATGTGGGAAAGAAGAAATCATGGGTGTATCCATTATACAACAACCCCAAGGCCTTAAAAGACATACAAGACAAAGGAGAAGTTGTTTTAGTTGAAAGTATCGGAGATCTACTTCAATTGAACGAGAACGGGCACTTCAATGTTCTGGTTACTTTTGGACTGGATGTTTCAAACAAATTGATATGCTCTTTAGTCTCGCTAGGAGTTTCTAGAATAATACTCTCCCTAAATAACGACTCCGCATCTACAAAAAACAGAGGACTAGAAGCCTGCATAAAAAACTATCTTAAATTATTAAATTATTTTGAGCCTGATAAAATTTTAATTTGCTTGCCTACTGCAAAAGACTTTGGAGAAATGTCTACAAATGATTTTAATTCTTGGAATAAAAAGCTATTATCCTCTGACGCAAAAAAGCAAAGATCATTCATAGTCAAAGAGATAAGCAAAATGCACAAAACTTTACCAAAATCTTTATTAAAAAATAAAAAAATAATAACCAATGAGTGAATTAACAAAATTATCAGCGAGTAGAATAAAAACCGCGCAAACATGCTCTTGGACTTATTGGTGCAATTATAAACTGAAACTTCCCCAGGCAGGAAACGATGGCTCGAGCAGAGGAACGATATGTCACAACATATTCGAACTTCTAGGAGACAAGTATAAAACTGAATTTAATAAAATAATAAAAGAAGGAACAATATGGAACACCAAGGTTGTCGCCGCTCAAGTTAAAGAGGAAGCAGAAGAATTAAAGGTGAACGATCAAGAGAACCTGGACTTGATCGACGAAATGATCGTTGCGGGACTTCGTTGTGATTTCTTCGGGGATACAGAGGAAGAGCCTGAAGAGGCAGAATCAGAAAGGTTTTTTGACTTAGAGATAGACAAGCCCGAAAAAGGCATTCGCTATGCAGTCAGAGGATATATAGATAAACTATTTAAATACAAAGATAATTCCGTAATAATTAGAGACTTCAAAAGCAGCAAACAAGTATTCAAAGGCAAAGAGATCACCGACAATTTACAAAACTTAATATACTCTTTAGCCGTGAAACATTTAATGCCTGAAACAGAGCCTCAAAGTGAATTTATATTCTTAAGATTCGACTTAGAAAAAGACGTACTCGGGGAACGAGGCAAAGGTTATGTAAGGATGGACAAAATCACCGAAGAAGAGTTGGAGGGTTTTGAGTATCAGCTTACCGAGTTTCAGAAATATATAGACGGATTTGACGAAGATTGCGCAAAGTCTAATTTTGCGGCAACACAAGATTACCCAAGAGATGGAACGTTTGGCGGTCCACTCGCCTGCGGAAAAGACGGCTACAAAATATCAAGGGGAGAGCCGATACTAGATCAGAACGGAGAGCCAATAAAAGCTTTTATCTGTCCGTACAGAAAGCCTATGGAATACTACGCAATACAAGACAAAGACGGAAAAGTTTTAAAAACATCGTTTATTGAAAAGAGAGACTCTCTTGATCCAGACGAAAGCCTCGGAGAAAAGGTTGTTAAAATGAATTATAAGGGATGCCCGCATTGGCAAAACAAGGTGAAACTAGATGACTTTCTCGAAGGATAAGTATGACGCAGCAGGACTGCTAGTAAAACTAAATAACTTGGTCCTACTAGGTAAAAGAGCTAAAATTTGCGCCAACTTCCCTGGATATTGGTCGCTTCCTTGCGGGGCGATAGAAAAAGGAGAGTTGCCTCTAGACGCTTGTGTTAGAGAATTTAAAGAAGAAACTGGAATAAGCATTTCAAACGAAACAAAATATCTAAATTCTTTCCCAATGGAAAACGGGGGCACTTTTTACGCATATTTTACGAATATAAAATCTTTAATTTTCCCAAGCAGCGATGCCGTAGACTCAATGGAGCACGAAGAGTGGGGTTTTTTTAGGCTAGAAGAAAACTGCCTACCAACCCCAATGACAAAAGAAACAAAAAACACAATCTTAATGTTAAAATGAAAAAAATAATAGTAACAGGAGTAACGGGCCAAGACGGAAGTCATATGGTAGATTATTTATTAAAGAATACGGGTCATGAAATATATGGCTCGGTAAGAAGGCTGAGTGTCAAAAATCATGAGAATATTTTGCATCTAGAAAATGAGCCGCGATTCCATTTGATCGACATGGATTTAAACGATGCACACAGTATGCGCGACGTGATACTTGATATTCAGCCGGACTACTTTATCAATTTTGCGGCGCAATCGTTTGTTGCGGGCAGCTGGAATTATCCAATTCAAACATGGGACACAGATGCCAATGCCGTGCTTCACATTCTGGAATCTATTCGCCGTTTCGCTCCGCAATGTAGATTTTACAACGCCGGATCAAGCGAAGAGTTCGGGGACGTTATAACAAGCCCTCAGAACGAAGAGCATCCGTTGCGCCCGCAAAGCCCTTATGGCGCTGCAAAATGTGCAGCTAGGCACATTGTTCGCGTCTACAGAGAGTCTTACAACCTCTACGCTGTTCAAGGCTGGCTGTTTAATCACGAAGGAAGTCGTCGCGGCCTTGATTTTGTGACTCGTAAAATTTCTCACGCAGTAGCAAGAATAAAAATTGCCCTAGAATCAAATAAAACAATTCCTATCTTGAAACTTGGAAACATTGAAGCTCAACGCGACTGGAGTGACGCAGAAGACTTTATGGAAGGTGTTTGGTTAATGCTCAATCAAAAGGCTCCAAAAAATTATGTATTGGGTAGTGGTGAGATGCACGCAGTGCGTGAATTTCTTGAAGAAGCTCTAAAATGCGCAGGTATCGAATTTGAATCGCGAGGCGCAGAAGCTGATGAAAAATATTATACTAAAGATGGTGCATTAATTTTTGAGGTTGATCCAAAATTTTATCGACCCGCAGAAGTGCACGAATTGTGCGGCGACCCATCTCTTGCTGAAAGCGAAATGGGTTGGGAGCGCAAAACAGATTTTCGTGGATTGGTAAAGAAAATGTATCAAAGCGATTATGTTCTATTGACTCAATGAAGCGCAAATCAATCTTTCTAACGGGTCACCGTGGAATGGTTGGATCTGCAGTTCTCAATCATTTACAAAGCAATGGTTACGAAAATGTAATCACACGAACTCGCGGCGAACTAGATTTAACCAATCAAGCTCAAGTTGATAGTTTTTTTGCAAAAAGACGCCCAGATGTAGTAATCGCTTGCGCCGCAAAAGTTGGCGGCATACTCGCAAACAATACACTTCGCGCAGACTTCATATATCAAAATCTACAAATAGCAAGTAACCTGATACATGCCTCAAGCAAATACAATGTTCAAAAACTGATCAATCTTGGCAGTTCATGTATATACCCTAGAGACGCAAAAATACCCATTGTAGAAGAAAGTCTTTTAACAGGTGTATTAGAAAAAACAAATGAGCCGTATGCTATAGCAAAAATAGCTGCAATTAAATTGTGCCAAAGTTACTACGAACAATACAAAAATAATTTTTATTCGATTATGCCATGCAATATGTACGGGCCGCGAGATAATTTCGACTTAAAAAGCTCGCATGTTCTACCTGCCCTCATAAGAAAAGTGCACGAAGCAAAAGAAAGCGCTTCCAGAAATGTAGAAGTTTGGGGTAGCGGAAAACCGCTTCGAGAATTCCTATATGTTGATGATTTGGCTCGAGCGATAGCTCATTGCCTTGAGAATGTCAACGCGAGAGACATATATAGTAAAGGGATTTCTCACATGAATTGTGGGTCTGAAGATGAAGTATCCATTCTTAAATTGGCCCACTTAATAAAAAAAGTTGTAGGCTACCAAGGAGAGGTTGTATTCGACGCCGAAAAGCCGGACGGAACTTATCGAAAAAAAATGAACAACACCCAATTGCGCAATATTGGATTCTCTGCAAAAACCAACTTAGAACAAGGGCTAAAAAAAACATACGCCTGGTACCTAGAAAACAAATAAAAATTTGTGTAATTAATATCTATGAACAATCAAAACAATAACTTTTCGGATAGAGTGCTAAACGCCTTAAAGCAAAAAGTCGTTGCTCACAATTTAAAACATGCTCAAAAAGTAACTCTTTCTCAATTACAAAAAGTATATCGTCGCGGATCGGAAATGTTTAGCGATTTTGGTCGCCCCGGTAAATCTCGAGGCCAATGGGCCATCGCCAGGGCAAATATGTTCTTAAAAATGATCCAAGGATCAAGAGTTAAGGATAGCTACCGCAAAGCAGATCAAGATATCGCTGAAGCGGGAATAATTGTTGACGACGGGATCCGCGAAGAATCCAAATTGTTTAACGAGGAAGATTTAATTGAAGCTAAACTCGACATCAAAAATTATCAACTTCAAGAAGACCCAAGCTTCACAAATGAAATGTGGAGCACTATATTCATTGAAACCGACGAACTTGGGTTTGAAGAGTATGTCGATGAAGAAAGCTGGGCTTCAGAAAAAAATAAAGGTAAAAAATTAAACAAGCCATTCAGAACATCCAAAGGGCCAAAGAAATTTTCGGTTTACGTAAAAAATGAAAAAGGCAATGTTGTAAAAGTTAATTTCGGCGACCCAAATATGGAAATCAAACGGGATGATCCCGCTCGTAGAAAAAGTTTTAGAGCTAGGCATAATTGCGAAAACCCTGGACCCAAAACAAAAGCTCGCTATTGGAGTTGTAAAATGTGGTCCAAAAAAAGTGTTACCAAAATGACCAAGGGCGAAGAGATAGAAAACGAAGCCGAAGAAGAGGTGGAAGAAGTTATCGAAGCTAAAAATGGACTTTGGGACAATATCAGAAAAAAGAAAAAAAGAATGGGCAAAAAATATAAAGCCGCAAAACCTGGAGATAAGGATCGCCCAAATAAAGAGGCATGGAAAAAAGCTCAATCTAAAAAAATGAAAAAAGATTACGCAGCGGAAGATGAATTTAAGCCTCATATGATGTATGACCCAAAAACAGGAAAAGCTTATAAAGCTAAAACCATGGAAGACCATTTAAAAATGAAGAAAATGGGATATACTCACGAGAAGCCTAAAGCTTAAAAACCCCAACAACTTAAAACCTAAAGCCCCGCTAGTTCATAGCGGGGCTTTTTTTGATTTTGATCTTGACTATTTTTTATATATAGACTATAATATAGTCCATGAAAAAAGTTAAAATATTTTCTCCTAGAGCTTGCAGATTAAATGGTGTCAAATTAACACCTGAATTTAAAATCGAACACGATACAATATCATCAATTCAAAAGGATCTATCTATATGGATATATGAAAAAATATGCAAAAAAGAGATAGCGGAAATTAATGACAAATACATAAAGTTTAAAAATAAAGCGTGGGACGACTGGGCAGGGCTAAGTTTTCAAGGAAAACAGTGCAAGAGCTGGAGAGAAACCGAGCTAAGCTTAAGGCAGTTAAAGTGCCACCCAGAAGTTCAAGAGATATTCTTAAAACACACCCCTCACATAGAGAAAAAAGAATTGAATTTATCTCGACTCGATGATGTATTATGGAAAGTGGTAGAAAATTACAAAGGCTTCCAAAACAGAAACAGCAAAAAAACAAAACGCCCCATATTCCTAAAAACAAACAAAGCTTTAAATTTTAAAAACGGCGGAATATGGATAGAGGACAACAAAATAAAACTCTCCACCCTACAGAAGCGTAAATTTATATATCTAACATTCAAAGAAGATGTTTATGACAATCAAGATTCAATTGATTACAAAACGGGCTCGGGAAAAGGCGGAAACATCTCATTTAATGGTTTATACAAACAAGATGATAATTTTTTAGTTATTCAATTAGTTGAAGAACAAGAGTCTTCTTTTTTTAAAAAAGTTATAGGTATTGACATAAACAAAAACGACTTACAATGGATTACCTTCAGCGAGCCCATATTCAATAAAACACAAAGGGCAATTACAAAAGGTGAAGAAATTAAGGGTCTTGAAATTCAGGCGAAAACCCTCAACCAAGATTTACTAAAGAACAAAAGTAAATACAACTCAAAGCAAAGAAGAAAACTACACCAAAGAAAAAAGAGAGCAGAAAGAAGGCTAAAGCTTTCAATCAAGGAAAAAATAGTAAAACCCGCATTTCTATATTATATAAAAAAATACGACAGCAAAGTCAGTTTCTCGATTGATGATATCGGATTTGGCAATCAAAATAGTTTTGGACAAGAATATATTAGAGATGCTTTTGTAAGTTTATGCAAAAAAAACAATATAGCTTTCGCTATTTGCCCTCCCAGCTTCAGCTCTCAAATGTGCCCTAAATGCGGATCTCTGCACAAGCAAGATAGAAAATTAATAAATTCGTACACTTGTAAATCTTGCGGTCATTTTCATAAAAATTGCGATGAATTAGGGGCGGAAAATATCGCAAAATTCGGATCCGTATTAATGAAAGAAGTATGCATATCCTCAACCTCTAAAAGTTTTCAAATACCAATTCCCCACAAAAGCAAATTTTGGAGCTTGTATGTCCCCGATGATGATGAAAGAAAAAAACCAATCAAAAGAAAATTAGATTCAATATACAATAAGGTTCTGAAAACGCAGTTTAATTTTCCCGATTCCTCTAGTCGATGAAAAGTGAGCATGAGTAAGCTACGCTTAGGGAAACTCTCTCTATACTCCGAGGTTGTTCGCTCGTTAAAACGAACAGCAATTTAATCGATTCCTCTAGTCGATGAAAAGTGAGCATGAGCAGGCTACGCTTAGGGAAATAAAAATATACTCCGAGGTTGTTCGCTCGTTAAAACGAACAGCAATTTAATCGATTCCTCTAGTCGATGAAAAGTGAGCATGAGTAAGCTTCGCTTAGGGACATATGCATATACTCCGAGGTTGTTCGCTCGTTAAAACGAACAGCAATTTAATCGATTCCTCTAGTCGATGAAAAGTGAGCATGAGTAAGCTACGCTTAGGGAAATCGTCTTATACTCCGAGGTTGTTCGCTCGTTAAAACGAACAGCAATTTAATCGATTCCTCTAGTCGATAAAAAGTGAGCATGAGTAAGCTCCGCTTAGGGAAATACAGTTATACTCCGAGGTTGTTCGCTCGTTAAAACGAACAGTCTTTTTTTTGGCACGATTATAGCAAATATAATATTGTAAATTCAATAATGCAGTCGTTATTGAGACAAATTTACACATTACACACAAACAACAATTAAAACAAGGAGACAACATGTCATACTATATCAAAAACAATAATTCTTTACATTCTTTCTTAGATACTATATTAGACGAGTTATACTATGAAGATTTAAAACCTCAAAGAAAATCTAACATTATAAAAGAAGAAGGCTTCACAACTATACAAATCGAAGCAATAGGATTAAACAAAAAAGATATCGATATACAAACAAAAGAAAATATACTACATGTATCATACGAGAATAAAATAAAAGATGATACCAAATACTCACAACAACAAATATCCTTCGATTCGTTCGAAAATAAATATAAACTACAAAACGATATGGATGCAAAAAATATATCCGCAACAATGAATAATGGATTATTGAATATAAAAATCCCTAATATTAAAAATAAAACAAGCTCAAGAATAAAAATAACTTGACATTTATACAAAAATGTATTATTATAGGCCTCTTTAATATTATGAAGAAAACAAAATTAATCATTACCGCCCTTTTAGGGCTCTTTATTAACGCAGCATCAGCAGAAACTTACTCTCTGGGCACAAAATACGCTTCCGATTATTTCTTCCGAGGATCCCTAATGGCCCAAGAGTCTATTCAGGCAGATCTAGGAGTGAATGGAAAAGTTTTTGGCCTGGATTATTCTGCCAATGCATTCACAAATCAATCGGTAGACTCGGGGGTAGACACTTATATTCTCGACGCAGGCTTATCGAGAAACTTGTTTGGCGATCTGCTGAATGCCTATGTAGGCATTGGTCACGTAGAGAATGTTTCAGGAGAAGCCTTAATGGAGGCGAACGTTCGAGTGAGTATCGAAACTTTACTATCTCCAAGCGTTTCCTTCTTTAGGAACTTGGACAAATCTCTATACACCTCAGAGCTATCCTTGTCTCACAACTTCGATCTGGACTTCGCTTCATTGGCTATTCTAGGTTCTATCGCAAGCTCTGAGATAACAACCTCGAACAGCGAGACCTATTATTCGTTAGGCGCAAACACCTCAAGATCTATTGGAGAAAAATCTGAAATCTCCTTTGGGGCCAAAAGGGTTGACTCGGACCTAATTAAAGCTGAATATATTTTCGCCTTAGGAGTTTCAACACAATTCTAATATCAACTTATGAAAAATACAATCGATACGATTAAATCATATGCAGGAGGCGTCACAAGCGTTCTTCTGTCAATAATCGGCCTCTTGGTCGTAGCTCAAGTCGTCTTTGGCGAAGGAGCTCCTATTAACGTAATCGGCAATCTTCAAGATGTCGTAACTGGATTTGTCGGGCAAGGTGCCTCCTTAGCGGGAATCATCACCTTGTTGCTATTGGTTGCTCTATTGAGGCCAAGCTCTGATAAAGGCTAGTAAATAATCTACCCCAAAACAATCAAGCCGCCCTCGGGCGGCTTTTTTGTGTCCTGACAACTTACTCTGATTTTATTGTGTATTTAATGTTCCATCGTTGCTAAAAAGTTATTTACACAGGCTAGTTTTAAATTGACATATGCCCATTTAAATGGTATCATTATAAAATAAAATATGAACATAAACGTAAAAAAACGAAACGGTAGACTTCAGCCTTTTTTGGTAGAAAAAATTAACGCAAATGTAGAAAGAGCATGTAAAGAAATCGAGGACACTTCCGTCAGTGAAGTTCTTCTTGATGCTCAATTGCAATTGTTCGACAAAATAACAACGAGTCAAATAGATACAGCTCTAATTCTTTCTGCTAGAGAGAAAATAGAAAAAGAACCAAATTACAGCTTTGTTGCTGCGAGATTATTGCTAAACACTGTATATAAAGAAGTTTTCAAAGAGGGAGTTGATTCGGACACTTTTAAACTTCAATACAGAAAAAGCTTTATACAAAATATAAAAAAGCTAGTAAAACTAGAAAAGCTCAACCCAAAAATGCTTGAATTCGATCTCGCAAAATTATCCGAAGCTTTAAGAATAAGGAGGGACGAGTCTTTTAAATACTTAGGTATTCAAATTCTAACCGATAGGTATTTCATTAGGCACGACGATAAAATCATGGAGGCTCCTCAATGTTTCTGGATGAGGGTTGCCATGGGGTTATCTCTAAACGAAGAAAACAAAGAAGAAAGTGCGATCAAAATATATGACATGTTTAGTCAGTTTTTGTATACTTCTTCTACCCCGACTCTTTTTAATAGCGGGACTACTCATTCTCAATTAAGCTCTTGCTATCTCAACACTTTTGACGACAGTATCGACGGCATTTTTGATGGAGCGTGGCAAGAAGCTAGAAAATCTAAGTTTGCAGGCGGTTTGGGGTTTGATGTAACTCCGTTCAGGTCTTCAGGTTCTCACATTAAAGGTACAAACGGAATATCTGGAGGTCTAATACCTTGGCTTAAAATCTACAACGACCTTCTCGTTGCGGTAAATCAAGGAGGAAAAAGGCCTGGAGCAGGGTGCGCCTATCTTGAACCTTGGCACTTAGATTACGAGGATTTCCTTAACTTAAGAAGGAACACTGGAGACGATCGGCTGCGCTGCCACGACATGAACACTGCGTCTTGGATTCCTGATGAATTTATGAGAAGAGTAAAAAACGAAGATGTTTGGTACTTTTTTGATCCGTCCGAGGCCGATTTGCACGACTGCTTCGGAGCTGAATTTGACAAAAAGTACAACCAGCTATGTAATCAAGCAGAAGAAGGTTTAATAAAAAATTATAGAATAACTACTGCAAAAGAACTTTGGAAAAAAATGCTTAAAGTCTTATTTGAAACCTCTCACCCATGGAACACATTTAAAGACCCCTGTAATATACGCTACACAAATCAACACGAAGGAGTCGTTCACAGTAGCAACCTCTGTACAGAAATAACGCTCCACACAAAGGCCTCGAAGTACGACAAAGGCGAAAAGACAGAAATAGGAGAAACAGCGGTCTGCAATCTTGGATCAATCAATATCCTTAATCATATGAAAGAAGATGATACGATTGACTATGACAAGCTAAAGAATACAATTCACACTGCGATTAGAGCTTTAGACAACGTGATAGACTTAAACTTCTACCCAACAAAAGAAGCGAGCAATTCCAACTTGAAAAACAGGCCTATTGGGCTGGGAATGATGGCCTTGCACGATGTACTGCATAGAATGAATATAAACATTGATAGCGATGAAGCTGTTAAATTCAATGACGAATTGTTTGAATTCTATTCTTACCACTCTATTTTTGCCAGCTCCCAACTCGCTAAAGAAAAAGGTTCCTACAAAACTTACAAAGGGTCACTGTGGAGCCAGAATAAACTGCCAATCGATTCTTATGCAGATTTAATGAAATACAAGGGCAAGAAACCAAACCTCGAATCCTCTCTGGATTGGAGCGAGGTCAGGAACCACATCAGCGAGCACGGCATGAGAAATTCAAATGTGATGGCTATTGCCCCTACGGCAACAATCGGCTATATAAACGGAGTTGAACAAAGCGTTGAGCCAAATTTCTCTGTATTATTTGTTTATGAAAATAAAAGCGGAAACTTTTACATCACTAATCAGCATTTTATAAATGATATGAAAAAAGAAGGGTTATGGAATTCTAATACCGCAAAACTAATTAAAGATGCCGACGGAGATCTTTCTGTATTAAATGGAGACATCCCTTCATGGATAAAGTTAAAATATAAAACGGCATTTGATAGAGATATGTTCAAGCTGATAGACTGCAATGCAGTCAGGCAAAAATGGATCGATCAGGCCATAAGCTTTAATTTGTACAATAAAGAAACATCCTTGAAATATTTAAATGATGTATATATGTCTTGCTGGGAAGCTGGATTAAAAACAACATACTACCTAAGAAATAGGGCTGCATCTAAAGTTGAAAAATCAACATCAGAATCAGACAAAGGAGAAGAAGCCTCGGCTTGCAGCATTGAAGCTGTGAAAAACGGGGGGTCTTGCGAGAGTTGTCAATAATTGATCCATTTTTGGGTTGACTTCGTTATCAATGTATGATATATTATAATTATGGAAGATAAAACTGGAAAACTATTAACTGAAGATGTAGCAGGCGTAAACAGAATATTGCCCCACAAGCATAAATACGCATGGGACTTATTTCTAAAAAGCTGCGCAAACAATTGGATGCCAACAGAAATCTCAATGCAAAACGACATTAAACAATGGAAGAATAATGAAATTACAGAAGATGAAAAATTACTTGTTAAACGCTGCCTTGGGTTTTTTGCTGGATCTGAGTCTCTGGTCGGTAATAATCTTTTGTTATCTGCCTTTCGCTATGTTACGGACGCTGAGTGCCGTCAGTACATCCTTCGTCAAGCGTTCGAAGAAAGCCTTCACAACCTCACGGTAGTTTATATTTGTGATAGCCTTGACCTAGATATAGAGGAAGTGTTCAACGCTTACGAAACGATTCCCAGCATAAAAGCCAAGGATGATTTCTTGATGCAAATAACCAATGATATTAGTGCTCAAGATTTTGACGCAAACTCAACAAAGGGAAAGCAAGAAATATTAAGAAACTTCTTAACGTATTGGATAGTGTGCGAAGGAACATTCTTTTTTAGCGGCTTCGCAATGCTTCTTGCTCTAGGAAGGCAAAATAAACTTCAAGGCATCTCCGATCAAATTAAATACACCCTCAGGGACGAGAGCTCTCACATTGCATTTGGAACTTACTTAATTAATACAATTATAGAGCAAGAGCCTGAAGTTTGGACCAAGGAAATGCAGGATGAATTTGTCGAACACATGAAAAAAGCTGTGGAGCTCGAGATAGCTTATGCTCACGACGTGCTTCCTACTGGAATTCTAGGTTTAAATGCGGATATGTTTGTGGATTATATGCACTATATTGGCAATCGCAGGCTAGAGGCTATAGGGCTAGACTATAGATTTCCAAGCGACAAAAACCCATTCCCCTGGTTGGGAGAAGTGGTCGATGTTCAGGCAATGGGAAACTTCTTTGAGAGAAGAGTAAGGGAATATCAACAAAGCGGATCCCTTGAGGACGACTTCTAATGTAAAAGTTTTAATTTGGTGTAAATAGTATTATGAATAAGTTAATAATTATTACACTTTTATCAATACTGTCATCAATATCATCCTTCTCTTCAATTAATAGAGATTTTTACTCAAAGAATAAGCAAAAAATAAATGGATCAATAGTAAAATACTTCGACAATGGAGATGTCTTATTAGAAAGATCAAATGACAAACAATTGTTCAGAATAAAACTAGATATATTCACAGAAGATGATCAAGCTTTCGTAAAAAACAATTTTCCACCCAATCATGAATCTCTACCCACATTCAAAAAACCTCTTTCAGATAAAGATTTAAAAATTAATTCAGAATTTATAGATAAAATTATCGAATCGAAACTCAGGTCTTATGGAGAAAGGCCTAATAAAGAAATCTCTAACGAGACTTTTCTTCGAAGAGCCTACCTGAAGATTATTGGAAGGATACCCACCTTAAAAGAAGCTCAGGATTTTCTTGGAAACAGGGATAAAAAATCCAGAACTCAACTAATTGATAAACTTTTAAACTCGGAAGGGTACAATAAAAATTGGTATATCTATTGGGCCGATATACTCCGAGCGAAAACTCGAGTAGGAAATCAAGGTTCAGATGGGTATCCGTTTATAAAATACATAAAAGATTCCATTTCCTCGAATAAGCCTTACGATATTTGGGTTAAGGAAATGCTTTCTTCTACAGGCCCTATGTGGGAAATAAATAACGGGGCTGTTGGCTATTTTTACCGCGACCAAGGCATGGGGTTAGACAACATGTCGAATACGGTTCGTGTGTTTCTCGGCACAAGCTTGGAGTGCGCTCAATGCCACGATCACCCCTTCGACCGCTGGACACAAAAACAGTTCTACGAAATGGCTGCATTTACCAATGGAGCAGAAAGAATGAAAAGAAAAGATGAAGAGCTTAATAAACTTTCAAAACTCATAAGAGCCTTACAGAAAGAAAACCCAGAAGACAGAAATAAAATTCGAAGAGCTTTCCTTCCAGTGCAAAACTTACTGTCCCCAGGTCTAGACGACTTAGGTAAAGGGTCGATTTCCCTACCCAAGGATTACCAATACGACAACGCAAAACCTGGGCAAAAATTAAAAGCTAAAACTATTTTTGGCTTAGCCGTAGAATTAGATGAAAACCTCAAACAAAAAGGTTCCCGCGCTTCTTATGCTAGTTGGTTAGCGTCTGCTACTAACCCTAGGTTTTCAACTGTAATAGCGAATCGGCTGTGGAAATCTGCTTTTGGATATGGTTTAATAGAGCCTGTGGATAATATATATGATGACACGCTACCGGTTCATCCAGAAATGATGCTTCATTTAGAAAAGTTGATGGTCGCCTTAGACTTTGACACAAAAGAATTTTTAAGAATTATTTATAATACAAAAGCTTTCCAAAGAGAGGTTCCAATAGGGGATATAACCCCTAGAGACTCAAAAGATGACTCGCTACCTCCAGAGGTAAAGTGGGTAATATCTAAAACTCAAGGAAATAAACCTTACTTCTATCAAGGCCCCGTAATGCAAAGAATGAGCGCTGAGCAAATTTGGGATTCATTAGTGACTCTAAATTTTTACGATTTAGACAATAGAATTAATTCTCGAGCTCCTGAAGAAGGTTTTGAGGAATACCTTAGATACAAAGAGATGACGGCTGAAGAAATATTTCAAGAAATCGCGCCCAAACTTAAACAGCAAGAAGCTATCTCTATGACACCAATGAAAAAACAAGAGTCAAACAGCGAGACGAGCCCTAAACGAAAAGGCTTTTTAACTCGCGATATAAACTCCCTAAGAGCTTCTGAGGTTGGGGATCCTGCGCCCAGAGGGCATATGATTTTACAGTTCGGAGGGTCTCCTCGTGACCAAATCCAAGTATCTCATAAGGAAGCGGCAGTCAATCAAGTACTGGCTTTAATCAATGGCTATGTCGAAAAGAATATTATTAATAATAAAAAGTCCGCCACCCTCAGTGAAATCCTCGAAGCTTCAAGCATGGAGGAAAGGATTAATTTATCATTTCTTGCCATTTTACAAAGAAAACCTAATTCTAAAGAACTAAAAGATTTTAAAGAAACAATTAAAAAACTAAACACCAAGGATTACCATAAGGACATAGTTTGGGCTCTAATAAATAGTCACGAATTTATGTTTGTTAAATAAAATGAAAACAAATATCGAAAAATTAGACGAATTAAAAAGAAGAGAGTTTATTGCAAGCGCGGCAAAGGCGTGTCTCGGAGTTGGGCTCCTACCAATGGCTGGTTCTTATATCCATAACAGCGCTGAAGCTTTTACTACTGGCCCTAGGCCCGCTACCGCCCGTTATGTTATTTACTTAAATATGAGTGGAGCGATGTCTCATCTCGATACATTTGGAACAAACCCAGATGTGCCAGAGATACAAGGCCCAACAAAATCTATTCCGACTTCTGCTGATGGGGTTATTCTTTCTGAGAATCTTCCGTTAACCGCAAAACATATGCATAATGCTGCAATTATTCGAACAATGTCAACAAGTCAAGGAGCCCACGAACAAGCGAGTTACTTGATGCATACAAGCTATTTAAAGCGAGGTACCATTGCCCACCCTACATTCGGAAGCTGGGTATCAAAACTTTCGGGAGCAATCAATAGCACTATCCCATCCAATGTGCAAATCGGATCTAATCCAGCAGGAGCTGGATTTCTTGAGTCTAAATTTGGACCCCTCCCAATAGGCAACCCAAGCAGTGGCCTAGCAAACAGTAAGCTTGCAGACTATATTGATCAAAATCGATTTGGGGGTCGTTTATCTATGGCTCAAAAAATGAATTCCTCTTACCTTAATCAATATGACCAGAAGCAGGTTCGAGCTTACTCTGATCTTTATAAAGACGCGGTCAAACTCATGCGAAGCGAGGACTTAAAAGCTTTTGATATAACTCTTGAGCCAGAGTCAATGCACGAACTTTATGGAAAAACTAACTTCGGGCAGGGATGCTTGCTTGCTCGTCGTTTAATAGAAAATCAAGTTCGTTATGTAGAAGTTAGTCGAGGAGGGTGGGACACCCACGATAACAACTTTGAATCTGTTGCGGACAATTGCGCAGATATTGATAAAGCTCTAAGCGCTCTTTTAATTGATCTTGAAATGCGTGGACTGCTTAAAGAAACCATGGTTGTTTTAACCTCAGAATTTGGCAGGACGCCTAAGATAAATGAGCGCGACGGAAGAGATCATTGGCCCTATGGATTTACAGCTTTTCTTGCTGGTGGGGGAATTAAAGGGGGGACAGTCTACGGAAAAATGGATGAGCTAGGCAGAAACCCAGCCGAGGGTAAATTTATTGACCCGGCATCGTTAAATGCAACTATAGCATATGCCATGGGGCTACCCTTAAATAAAATACAAACATCTCCCTCCGGCAGGCCATTTAAAGTGGCCCACGACGGAAAGCCCTTGTTTGATATACTTAATTAATAATTAAAACAACCCACTAAAACCGCTAATAGCGGTTTTTTTGTTTATAAGTTTAGTGTTGACAACTTAATGAAATTCTGGTAAAATACTTCACATGATACCATTATTCAAAAGCCATTTTTCAATAGGGAAAAGCATACTAACTCTAAACAATCCATCGTCACTAGATGACAGCAAAACAGATAGTATTTTTTCTATAGCTCAAGACAACAACCTAAAAGAGGTTGTATTAGTAGAAGACTCTCTAACAGGATTTCTTCAAGCGAAAAAAGTATCCGAATCAATGGATATAAAATTGGTTTTCGGGCTGCGAATAGATATGTGCGAGGATTCAAAATTAAACCCAAAAGAAGAGTCTGTAAAATCCAGACATAAAATAGTTATTTTTGCAAAGAACTCTGAAGGATGCGGGTTGCTAAACTCGATATATAGCGAAGCTTTCTCGGAGGCGTTTAATTCGGTGGACGAAAAGATATTGAAAAAACACTGGGATAATAAAAAATTAATACTGGCAATCCCCTTCTACGATTCGTTTATATTTAATAATAATATAAAATTTGCAAATTGCACACCCAACTTTTCTTTCACAAAGCCGGTATATTTTATAGAAAATAACAGCCTACCCTTTGACCTACTATTAAGATCTAGAGTTATTAAATTCGCAGAAGAAAGTAAATGCAAAACAGAAATGGTTAAAAGCATTTACTACAGAAAGAAGAAGGATGTATCTGCGCTTCAAACATACAAATGCATTACAGGAAGAACCTTTGGAAATAAAACCCTATCGAAGCCGAACTTAGATCATTTCGGAAGTGATGAGTTTTGCTTTGAAAGCTGGAAGGAGCAAAAAAATGCAGTATAAACTAATACAACCCAATAAGATATATGTTGACAAATCAAAAATCAAAGGCAGAGGCGTTTTTGCCGCAGAAAACATCAACAAAGGAGAGTTAGTAGAGCAGTGTCATTTTATAGTATCTGGATGCATGAAAGAAATGCAAGATAAAGAGTTGGCGAGGTTCGCGTTTAATATATTTTTTGATAAAAATTTATCCAAAGAAGAAAACGAAAAAATTTCCTTTAAAGTTCAACTTCTTTCAATGTTTGAAGACGAAGAAATCACAGAGCATTTAAAAAACTTCCTAAAAGACTTGGGCTACGAAGATATTAATAAGCTTTTTAATTCAGCAACGGTACTAGGAAATGGAATGATATACAACCACGCAAAAAACAACAACATAGACTATGAAGTTGACATAGAAAATATGATATTTGAATATACAGCAAATAAAGAAATAAAAAAAGGAGAAGAATTATTAATAAACTACGGAGACCAATACTGGAAAGATAATGAAGGAACAGCTACTGAGATTTAAAAACAAACAAAAATATTTACTTTTTGATTACGAAACCTGTAATTTAAACTTAATTTCTGGACACAACAAGCCATGGCAGCTAGCCTTTCTTGTGATAGAAAACAATAAAGTTATAGAGGAAAAAGACTACTGGCTCAAGTGGGACGACCTTAGGGTATCTCCGGAGGCTGCAAAAATTACAGGCTTTACCCAGGCAAAATATAAAAAGAACGCCGTGGACCCACAATTAGCTCTTGACAATTTTGAAAAATACCTATATGATGATTCTTACATTAAAGTGGGGCATAACTTATTAGGCTTTGACGTATACATGCACAACCTTCACAGAAAACTAATCAACCCGAAAGCAAAATCAGACTTTTCATACATGAACAACTTAGTAGATACTCTATCTTTAGCAAAAGCCTTGAAAAAACAAATTAAATTAAATAATGAAGACGACTTCCTATCCTGGCAGTACAGATTGAACCATTTAATAGAAAGAGGGCTTTCCTGCAACCTTAAACAGTGCTGCAAGGACTTTGATGTCCCTTTCGACGCAACCAAATTACATGACGCATTATATGATATTAGAGTTAATTATGAAGTTTTTAAGAAAATGATATGGGAGATAGAAGTATGAGCTTTACGGATCAATTTACAGATTACAAGGAGTGCTGCCCTCCAGGCGTAAGACTGCCTGAGATTGAAATTGAACAAAAATATTATGATATGCTGGAAGCGGATAGCGCTATATCTAATTACGACTTCCTTCGTAAGCTATGTCACAAAGGAGTATACGATAAGGGAATAGATAAATACAAAAATAAAAAAGATTATTTTGATCGCGCAAAATCAGAATTAAAAATATTAGAAGAACTGGGTTTTATTGATTATATTTTATTAAATTGGGATATAATTAACTTTTGTCACGAAAAAGATATACCTACTGGCCCAGGCAGAGGGTCTGCAGCAGGCTCACTTGTTCTTTATTTAATTGGCGTTACAGACGTAGACCCCGTTAAGTACAATTTGTTTTTTGAAAGATTTGTCTCTAAAAGCCGAGCAAAGAAAACGATTCAAGAAGGAATAACATTTCTAGACGGAAGCCTTCTTGCAGACGTTGACAACGACATAGCTTATGAAAGAAGAGTTGAAGTCATAGAATATATCGAAAGAAAACATCCCTCTCGAACAGCTAAAATATTAACCCTTAATACTTTAAGCGGTAAGTTGTGCGTTAAGGAATGCGGCAAAATAGTAGGAGAACTTAGCGAACAAGATGTTAATCTTATTAGCACAACAATACCTAAAAAGTTTGGCGTAGTATTGCCGCTACTTTCAGCGATACAAGAAAGCGAAAAATTTGCAGATTGGGCTTCTGAAAACTCCGAAACTTTTGAAATCGCCTTGAAGCTTGAAGGTTTAAACAAAAACACAGGAGTTCATCCTAGTGGAATAGCTATTTCGCATAGCACTATAACTGACATTTGCCCTGTTCAAAAAACAAACGACGGAAACCTAGTAACCGGCTATGATATGAACTGGGTCTCAGAACTAATGGTTAAATTTGATATTTTGGGCCTAAGAACCTTGAGCGTTATTTATGATGTATGTAAAACTATTGGCGAAGACATATCAAAAATGGACCTCAATGATCCTAAAATTTTTAAACCCCTGCAGTCTTTAAAAAGCCCTCATGGGTTGTTTCAGCTCGAATCGGATACAAATTTTAAGGTCTGTAAAAAAATCAAGCCAAAGAGCCTTGAGCAGTTAAGTGCCGTGGTTGCGATTGGAAGACCGGGAGCTTTAGACTTTCTGGGTGATTATGTTAAATATTCCGAAACAGAGGAGCCTCAGGTAATTCACGAATTCTTTAGGGATGTTTTGGATTATACAGGGGGAATACCTCTTTATCAGGAACAATTAATGCAGATGGCCGTTAAAGTTGGGTTTACCTTGGATGAGTCTGAGCAGTTGAGAAGGATAGTTGGCAAAAAGAAAATCGATCAAATGCCAGCGTGGAAAGCGAAAATTCAGCAAAAAATAATAGAAAACGAACTGCCAACAGAAGTTGGAGAAGTTTTATGGAGAGTAGCGGAAGATAGCGCAAACTATTCTTTTAATAAATCTCACTCGCTGGCATACGCAACATTAGCCGCGTGGACCGCTTATCTTAAATTTAATTACCCACAAGAGTTTTTTATGTCGCTACTAAAGATGACCAAGTATGAACCGGCCCCACAAGAAGAAATAGCCTCTATATCAAGAGAGCTGTCTAATTTTGGAATCAAACTTCTTTCCCCTGATTTAGCAAAATCCAAAATGGACTTCTCGACAGAAGGTAAAGATATAAGATTTGGGCTCAATAGCATAAAAGGCGTTAGCGAAAAATCCCTACAGTCTCTCAGGGATTTTAGATCCAGCAATACCCCAACAAAATACGATATTTTCTTAGCGGCAAAACAAGCAGGGCTAAATATAGGGATATTGTCAGCCTTGTGTCAGGCCGGAGCGCTTCAAAGCAAGGGCTCAAATAGATCTTTAATGGCTCTGGAAGCTCAAGCATTTAACCTTTTAACAGATAGAGAAAAGAGGAACTTTATACTTATTGGAGAAAAATATGACTATAAGTTATTAAACTGTATAGCTGACGCCAAAAACCAGGAAATGGTTGGGGACGACGGAAAACCCTTAATGAAAGAGTCTAGATTTAAGACATTTAAAAAGAAATATGATCTTTACAAATCTATTTATGATAAAAATAAATCTTACGAAAGGTTTGCGAATTGGTATTTCGAAAATGAATTATTGGGGTACAGTCATAGCTCAAAATTAAAAAGCTGCTTTAACGATCTCTATAAAGATTTAAAAGACTCAAGAGATCTTGAGCTTATGGATAAAGATGAAGGGGGTAAATTTATAGGTGTTGTTATTGATTGCTTAAAAGCTACCTCAAGGAATGGAAACAAATATATAAAGCTATCAATGTCTGACGAAAATGGAAAATGGGATGCAATGCTATTAAATTCAAGAAGAGGTAATTTCTACGACAGGTATTTCGAGAAAAACCAAAAAGCGCCGACAAAAAAGAACATTGTAATAGCTTACGGAAGGAAGGCTGAAGATATAATATTTCTTGACTCAATCAAAATTATGGACGAAAAGATATATATGAAAATGTCTGAAGTTAAGTAAATAGAGTGTAAAACATGAAGATGACGCCAAAACCCAACTTTACGCCACGTGCGCAGCAAGCGATAAATGAAGCCAAAAAGGTTGCAAAAAAATATAACAGTGAATTTGTATGTATAGACCATTTGTTTTACGGAATGGTAAGATTAAACGCAGGGATACTGAGTGAGATATTGTATTTATTAAACATTGATCAGCTTGCGCTAAAAGACGAAATAGAACATACGCTCTCCCAAGACTTAAATGGCCTAGAGTTTTACCCTGAATCAGAAACGAGTCCATCTTTTGATGAAGAATTCCATTTAATATTAAAGGTTTCAGCATCAATAAGCGAAAAACTAGATCACGAATATGTAGGTCTAGAGCATATGTTGTTAGCGTTGTTAAAATTTGAAGGCTCGTCCATACCAAGCTTTTTTAAATCTTTCAACGCGTCAGAGGAGGATATTATATCAGAAGTAAGGGAATACCTGCACCTCTCCAAAGAAAACCCGGCGCATAAAAAAGAAAGCCACTATTACCCTCCAAAACCAAAGGTAAAAGATACTAGTTTGCAAAACCTAGAAAAACACGCCTTAAACCTTAACGCCCTAGCCGCCAAAGGAAAATTTGACAACATCATAGGTAAAGAAGAGGAAATTGCTAACGTATGTGAAATTTTATGTCGAAGAACAAAGAACAACCCCGTCTTGCTTGGCGAGCCTGGCGTCGGGAAGACCGCTATAGTTGAAGGCCTAGCGCAAAGAATAGTTAAAGCTGAAGCTCCTGATTTTCTGCTAGCAAAAATTATATATTCCTTAGATCTAGGATCCTTAATAGCTGGCACTAAATATAGGGGTCAATTCGAAGAGAGATTAAAAAACATAATAGATGAAGCTAAAAAAAACAAAAACATAATTCTGTTTATCGACGAAATACATACTCTTGTTGGGGCTGGAGCCGCAGAAGGCTCAATGGACGCTGCAAATATGCTTAAACCCTTATTAGCAAGGGGAGAGCTAAAGTGTATCGGCGCCACAACTCAAGATGAGTACAAGAAGACTATACTCAAGGATGGAGCGCTCGACAGAAGGTTTCAATCTGTAAAGGTTAGAGAGCCAAGCCCAGAAGAAACTAAACAAATTATTTTAGGAATAAAAAACAAGTATGAACAATTTCACAGCATAAATTATCCCGAAGAAACTCTTGACTTAATTATTGAACTGACCTCCAGGTACATGATTGATAAACAATTTCCAGACAAAGCTATAGATGTCATGGATCAGGCTGGATCGAAAGTTAAAATAAAGAACATTCAAAGGCCTGACGCGGCAAAAGAGATAGAGAAACAACTAGAAGATCTTAGCATGAAAGAGGCTAATATGGAAATGATTGGAGCATCAAGAAACACGGTTGAAGATGAGCAGTTATTTTTACTAGAAGAGTATGATAGAGTGATAGAGAAATGGGCCAAAAAAACCATAAAAGCTAAAATACAAGTATCTAAAAGTGATATATTTGAAGTGATTTCAGCCAGAACGGGTGTGCCTGTAAGCCAAATGTCAACAAAAGAATCCACAAAGCTTCTTTCTTTGGCTAGAGATTTAAATAAAAAAATCATTGGCCAAAAAGAGTCTATAAAAGAAATTTCGGAATCAATTCTAAGGTCAAAATCCGGACTTCAAGATTCTAAAAAGCCAGTAGGCAGCTTCTTGCTGGTTGGGGCAAGCGGAACAGGAAAAACTCATACTGCAAAATGTATTGCGAAATTCGTATACGGAGGAGAGGATAAGCTTATTCAATTAGATATGAGCGAATTCTCAGAGAAAATTTCCGCGAGCAGGTTAATTGGCGCTTCTCCCGGCTACGTAGGGTATGAGGAAGGCGGAGAGTTGACAGAAAAGGTCAGAAGGAACCCCTATAGCGTTGTACTGTTCGATGAAATTGAGAAAGCTCATCCAGACGTTCTAAACATATTATTGCAAATTCTTGAAGAGGGGTTCGTAACAGACAACTCGGGTCGCAGGGTTAATTTTAATAATTGTATAATAATCCTAACAGGCAATGTGGGTAGCGAAAAAATCACAAAACCATCAATAGGCTTTGGACACTCTCCATCACACGCAAAAGACAAGCTCAAGGAAGAGCTAAAAGTATTCTTCAAGCCGGAGTTCTTAAATCGACTAAATGAGATAATTATGTTTGATAATTTTAGTATAGAAGACTTAATAAAGATAACAAAACTAGAAGTGAATAAGATACAAGAAAAGCTTAAAAATAAAAATATAAAAATATCTACAACTCCTTCTTTAAATAAATACATATCCGAGCAAGCAGAAAAAGAGAAAATGGGCGCAAGGCCCATACAAAGATTGATTCAAAAAAACATAGAGAACCAACTCTCAAACCTCCTCCTGAACAAAGATCTCACCGAGAACCACTCAATAAAGTTCTCCCTTATCAAGGGCGAGGTTGTTTATAAAATCAAGGAAGAAGAGGCTTAGCTGGATCGTTAACTTCAGGAGGTTTTGGCCCCATCGGATCTTCGAATTTCTCCCCAGGATTTTGGCTTGAATCAGGCTGTTGCCTAGATGAATTAAAAACTCGCATGCATGCCTGAAATCTATCGGACTGAACTGGGTACCTTTTTTTCATATTGGCGTCAAGAATGCATCTCGTGACAAACTGGTCGCCGCTTTCTGAGTTGACTGGCACAGGGTATCTTTTGTCTTGGTTTGTTAAGAAATTATTTTCATTATCTTCCTGAACTTGCTCTTGCTTGCTTGGGAAGATATCTTCATACTCAATATATCTTATAGATTCGTCAATAGCTTCGTATGCAGAAGTGATGTTTTTCTTTACTGAATCGTGAATTTCTCTTTCTTCAGTAATCATGTCATAAAGTAATCTTGCTTTTTTCCAAATATGAAAAAGTTCTGATTTTACTTTTTTATAGCTTGAGTCTGCTCTGGTTTCGTTCATATTTTCTTTCATAATATTTTATAAATTTATTCCTGTTCTATTGGCGAATCTTTTCCTGCAACTTGTTTTGGCTTAGCTCCGTATAGATTGTAAGCGTATATTAAGTTCTTTAACCTCTCTTCAGAAGCTAAATACGCATCATGGTAATATTTAGGTGTTGGAGTGTTAGGTTTTTTAATTACAGAATCCCCTTCTTGTATCATTATCCATCCCGCAGTTTTCCCATCTCCATCTATTTTCCTAAGAGCGTTTCTTTCTGCTTTTCGATTATAGTCAGACAAGTACATCTCTCTTAGTATGGTTTGCTCTTCTAGCATTAGTCCGTCTGGATTGTCTCCGCTGAACGAAGTAAATATTACGGTGTTAAGTTCTCCTAGGTGACCTTCTAGCCAACCAGATATTAACCCTATATCCGCATCTCTTTGTTCCCCGTGATCATGGAAGCCTAAATCTTGATCGTAAAGATTTAAAGCAAGCTTTCCGATGTTTGTTTGCGGATTAATAGGTGGGTGAGCCATGTTAACCTCCTAAATAATCAAGAACTTCTTTGTGCTTTGGGTTGTTGGGGTCCAGATTAATAGGTTGCCCCATTACTTGAATACTTCCTTGTCCAACCAGGCTTGATTCAAAAGCTCTTTTGATTTTATTTTTGAGAACAGTTTTGTTTCCAGACGGAAACACCCCAGCCTTTACGGCGAAAGCTTGCAGATCGGTTAGATTCATATCTTCAAGCATTTCCTTGAATATCCTTTTGTCGTTTGTCTTAAAAGGGCTTATTTTCTTTACCCCCAATATATCTTCCAATTCCTTAGCTCTAGAAACCTGTTCTTCGTAGCTCTTGCCTGTTGTTTGATTTAGCTCTTCAAGCTTCACGCGCTTTCCTGCACTAGCTTTACTCGATTTTTTTGTTGTTTTTTTGTTTGCCATAATTTGTACCTTTTTCCTTTGTATTTTAATACACTATATAATAATGATTTTAAATAAAAAATCCACCCCAGTTGCCTGAGGTGGACTTTTGTAAAACGTTAATTTTATTGAAATTAAACGATAAGACCAAGTAATACTCGATCGTCGATGATCATGCGACCCTCTTCAAGAGAGCCGTAATAACCAATCTTAGATTGACGTGTTACGAATTGGTCATCAGCGATAAGAGAAAACTCTTCTCCTGACTCGGAATCGGTAGCTACTGCACGGATCATTGATTCGCGTGACAAGTCAACACCAACAATAGCTTGCTCAGTACCTTGAATTGCTCGAGCAGCACCGCCGTTTGCTTGAACCGAATAGTTGTCAGCAAATGTTGTTGCTCCAGCAGCTGTACCAAAAACAGTATTCCATTTTTGGCCTACGCCCATTTCATTATACTCTTGAATGGATACTCCGTAAAACTCGGGGATTCCAGCGCTATTAAAAACAGCGTCGCGCATAGTGTCTGTACCAGCGATACCGTCTCCAGCAGTTGGGGCTCCACCGGCTCCACCAATTGTATTAATTGGGTTATAAGCTAAACCGCGAATTTCTTCTACGATTTCAGGGGATACGAGTAAATCTGTAATTCCGCGACCACGGCGCTCAGCAGGCGTTCCACCGTTCCAAGAAGTGTTAATTCTCTTGGCTTTAGTAAAAAGCTTGTTTAAGTCCGAAAGAAGGAATCTTCCAGCTTGAGCGGAACGAATTACGTGCTGCTCGCTGTTAGTTGAAGCGTTTGCAAGTGCAGTCATGATCATGGTTGCAGAAGTCTTCTCTTGTTTAAGGAGGATTTCTTGAGCCATGCGTGTGAATGTTTTGCTTACAACATCAAGTCTTGAACGAGAAGCGTATCGCTTATCGAAACTCAAAGCGCTATCGAGAGTATAAGTTGTGAACTTAAGCTCGCTTTGCGAAGGAGCGACTTGGTTTGTAGGAAGTCCGCCAGGAACTGATTGACTCCAAACTTGAATATAATCTTCGTCAGTGATATCGTGATAAAGGTCCAATGGAATACTTGGGCTTTCGTCAGAATTAAACTGAAGAGAAGAGAACATGTTGCTTACGGTAGGAGCGCTGTTTACGACCTCTGCCAAAACTGGACCGATAAATTCGGCTAATGCAGTTTGAGCCTCGTAAGAAACGTCTCTATTTTTCGAAGCCATAGCTTTTACAAGCTCGACTTGCTCGGGGGTTCTTTCTAAAGTAATTTTCATTTTTAAATTTCCTTGTGTTAGAAGCTTATCTTGCAGAGATATTTTTTGCTGCTTGAGTCATCGCTTTCTTCTCCGATAGCGAGGACACTTCCAACAACAGTACCAGTAGTTGCTGTTTGAAGCTTTCCTGCTGTGGAAGAAACCTCAAGGTCGTCTCCTAAAGCTGGGGCACTTGCAAAAGCAGAGCCGCTCAAAAGAATTAACCCTTTAGTCAAAACAGGAACTGTTTGACCTGGAAGAACGCCTTGAGCTTCGTCTAGTTTTTGTTTGTATGATATCATCTTTTCTCCGTTTTCGTCGAACGCCAAGGTTTCACGTAAAGTGATTCCAAGCGCACGTCCGGAGCCATCAGCTGGAGCTACGGTCATACCTGTATTAGCGGGGTATCCGTTGAATCCAATATGAGCGCCACTAAAACTTGCACCTAAATAATCACGAAGATTATCTGGGGTAGTTGCGCGCAATTCGGAAACCTCACCAGGTAGAGCTCCCGCACTTACAGAAACAACAACGCCTGCATCAAAATCGCCTGTGCCGTTGGAAACGAAACTCGAAAGAGTTTTTCCAGTTACGTCAAGAGCGAATAAGTTAACAACATCGTGTTCACTGTAGTCTCGGTATGGTAGTATTCTTTTTGCCATAATTTTTTTCTTCTATATATTAGTATGAAATTTTAACCGACTCCTTAAAAGTCTTGGCGAAACGATCGCGAAGGGAGGAGGGGGCTTCGGAAGAAGATTCGTTGTTATTAACAACAGCTGCATCTTCGACCTGTACGTTTTCTAAAGCATCTTCGACTTCGTCAGAAGAGTCTTGTTCTTCTGTTTCAGAAGCTTCTGCAACTTGTGCGGTTTCTTCTGAAGAGCCTTCAGTTTGGGAAGCTTCAAGAGTTTCGAGTCTCTTAGAGACTTCTTGAGCCACTCTTTCCTCGAAAGCTTTTTGCTCTGCAGCGATAAAATCTTTATTTTTATGCTTCCAAACCTTGGAAAGTTTTTCTTGATAAGAAGCAAATCCTTCTTCTGATTCATCAACTTGAGCGAGTTCTGAAGCTAAAATCTTAAGATCTTCATCATCAAGATCGTACACTTCGCTAAGAGCTTCCATTCTAGAATTAAATCTAACCTCAGCTTCTCGCGAGGAATTTTCTTGCTCTAAAGCAATAAGTTTATCTTTCGTTGATTTTAATTGCTCTTCCACTTCAAGCATTTTTTCTTGAAGAGAAGCTTGAGCTTGAGAAGCTTCTTCTTTTTCAGCCTTGGCTTTTTCTAGATCCGCAATATACTGTTCGCTTTTTTCTTTTATTGCGTCACTAAAAACCTTAGAAATGCTAGCGACAGTTTCTTCTGAGAAATCTTGCTTGCCAAGCTTTTCGTCTAAAGCTGCTCGGAATTCGTTGATAATTTGTTTTGTATCCATAATTAAATTTTTATGTTGTTCTTTGTTTAGTACATCTTGTTTTTTCGATTGGGAAGTTTTTTTGCTTTTAATAATTATTTTGTCGATCGGTTGGTTGCGGCTAGGCTTATCAGCTTGAACCTGCCCGCTCTCGGCGACAAGCCCTTTTACGTCTGCAGCTGGATTCGATGTAAAACCTATTCCAAGCGGATATATATCTCCAACAATTAATCGGTTAACTTTCCGCCCGTCTTGTAATTGCCCTTTTCCTCCCGAAGACTTTAGATACGGAGCGTAAGCTTTTATTTCTTCCGGGTCGGATATAATACTAGAGTCCAGTAAGTCATCTCCACCGACACTAACAACATACTCATTAAAGCCAACCTCCCAGCTTGCGGATACAGTCTGAAAGAAATCGCTTTCTTGATCCGTGGAATTAACGACCAACTCAGCAAACTCTTTGCTTGCGGTTTTGTATACAACTGCAGCGAGCGCTATATTAAAAGGCTCATCCTTAATTAAAGCCGCCTCTTCGCTGATTAATTCGGAGTATTGACTATACTCAGAAAACCCAGCAGAAACTATATGCCCAACAATTCTATCCCTGTCGTGTTCAATGTTTGTCGGTTTATGTACAAAATAATCTTTAACAGCTACAGCTGTTTCACTATCTATACCGTCCCCGTTTTTATTGAATTTATTTACTACCGCAGCATTAAACGCCACAGCAAGCAAATCTATATTCTTATCTAAATTTATATCAGAAGGAATCAATGGGCGAAGAGACTCTATAGAAGCTTTGCTAATTTGCGATTCTTGCATTTGACTGGATGCGCAAATAACATTATCGAACTTTGTTGTATACTTATAAGGTAAAGACATTTCAGTTTAATACACTCACTTTATAAACATGGGAGTAAAGGTCGCAGAGACTGTCTCTATTTTTGAATCCATCATATCATAATAAAGTTTAACCATCCAATTTCCAAGAACCAATGCGGAATAACTATCTTTCCTCGCTTTCTCTGGCCCAGTTTGGCGCCTCAAGCTCGAAGGCAAGTCAAAACTTTGAGTGCCTGCGGAGGATGTTGTTATCTGAACCAAAGAGCATTGCGTTTTCACCAAATTCATCATGTCAAATTGGTGCTCAACAAAGTCTATCATTTTCGCGGAATTAGTTTGCCTCTCTTGTGATTGAGAGGTTTTTAAAAATTCGATTTTATCTATCGGTATTTTTTTTCTTCTTTGCTCGTTGTACGAATCATCAATAGCTCGAGAACCAAACAGTATTCTTCTGTGATCAAAGTTCGACTGCAGAAGTTCATTTGCTCGACGGATCCACTGGCTAGTAGGCTTTCTTAAGTAACAAATAGTTTTATTTTCTAAATTATATTCGCGCTTACCTTCTATTAATTTTTGTTGATAATTTTCTATGTCATCAAAGTTTGTATTTAAGCATTGTATATTTAGTTTATTCTTCTTAAACAAGCTGCTTTCATTTGCAGCATTAATAAACTGAACTCCTCCATTATAATCTCCTACAATAGATACAATATTAAAGTGATTTAATAAATAATAAAAATAATTTATATGTTGTCTTAAATTTGCACCAGCCAAAGCGTAGCTATGAACTACGACTCCAATCTTTTTTTCTTCGTTTAGTTTTATAACCATCATGGCAAAATCATCGCTGCTTTCACTTTCCGCCCAGCTAGGATCAAAAGCGAGAATATATTTATCTCCAGGACTGCCAACTATTTCCGTGCATGGGTTTTCTCCGTCCTTTAATGTGCATGCTGCCATTTTAGAGGTCTTAAAATATCCAGAACTATCATCAGTAAATATCGCTCCAAACTCCCTATCGAACTGACTCTGACTCATGGTTGACTTTGCTTGACTAATTAAATTTTGATCGTATAGCTGCCGGGGAGCACAGTCATAGCTGAACTGCATGATGGTTCTGTGAGCGTCCGACTGCTTGTTTCCCCCAATCTGAATTAAATTTTCAAACTGCTCATAGGCTTTATACATATATTCAAATTTATAACTAGCAGAAGAAAGAGCTATAAGTTTATTATTTGGCCAAATATGCCGATCGCTCTCCTGAAGCTTTCCTTGTCTGATTAATTCAGTTTCTACATTATAAATATCTTCTCTTTGAGTTGGGTTTTCTACAACACTCAAAAACGGTATTATAACTTCATTATAAATTCGCTCGGGCATTAATGCAAATTCGTCAATAATTATCCTGTGAAAACGAAAGCCCCGAAGCTTTTCTCCGTCCCCCAAGGGCAGGGCTCGAATTCTTGAGCTGCCAATCTCAAGAAGCCACTCGTCATTACTTTTTGATTTATGAGTTATACATTGAGAAAGATACATTGCCTCAGGCTTTGAAGCGATATCTTCTATTTTTTTAAATATCATTTTGGCCTGACGAAAAGACTTTGAAAGTATGCCGATTTCTACGCCCTGGTTCATTATTGCTTCTAGATATGCGTATATAGCAGTAGTAAAAGACTTACTCATTCCCCGACTCCACACTCCCATGAAATAATCGGTTTCAAACATGGCTTTTATGGCCATATGTTGAAAAGGAAACAGCTTCACTCCTGAAATTAAATCCGTAGTAAAGGTTATATTTTCTCTTAAGAATTTATAGAGTAGTATTTTAGCTTCTCTTTCTTCAAGATACCCCTTCATCTCTAAAAGCTTTTCGTTAAAGTCTCTGTCGGGACTTCTTGATTCTTGGTTGCCTACCTCCCAGCTCATTATATTAACCCTTTGTCTATATAATATTGAAGGTCAACGTTCCACAGTTTCTTTCCAAGCTTCAATAATTTAGGTATAAACTCTTCTGATTTTTCTCTACTGCCGGTAAATATAAACTGACAGTTTCCCGAGAATTGATGATTTAGCACTCTCATGTTATGATAAATGTATTTTAAATTAGATTTGTGTGCCCCGCGCCTATTGTTGGATTCTATTTGCGCTAAGTCGCTTTCTACAGCTACGAATAAATAACTATCAAAATCTTTTGTTCTCTGAAGTTCATACTCAAAGCGATCTAAGTTGTTTTTGCTGAGTGTGGATTTAAAATCCTGCTCTCCCTTTCGGTCCACATAGGTATAATCATAATCCGCCCCGCCCACAGCGTAATCTCCAAATTCTAGCTTCATAGGTTCCGAGTTGGGGAAAGTTAGAGGCTGCTGCTCTCTAGTGTCTACAAATATTTTCATTTTCGGGTCTATTTTCTGCTTGAATGATTCCGGCAATCTTTCGCCAAACATAGGCTTTATTCCTATAGCGTCGCAAGCAGCAGTATAAGACCCATAGTGTTTTTGAAAAACATCTATAGTGGGCATGTGATTAATCATTAATTCAACATGTGAAGGGGCAAACTTTAAACCTTTAGCGGCGACTCTTTTTTTTAATAAATTAATTATATATTCTTTTACCTCTGATGGTTCTGTTTTCTCGCACCAACTTATCAATTGTTCATATGTAGAAAAGTCTCTGTTAAAATAATCATCCTTATTCTTAAATGGCAAGGGTTCTTTAGTAAATAAATTATAACGAGGATAATATTTTGTATAATATTCTGCAAGTATTATTTTATGAGATTTTAAATGAGCATGCATACTCTTCTCCGAGGAGAAGGGTTGCGAGCAAACCTTACAAATAAATTCGCCTTTTGGTGCGCTCATACGACATCGTCTTTAGATACCCCAAGAACCCTAGCCTTCCAGTCGGGCATAGATTCAAGATTGTCAGCCTCTTCCTTGGCGGCTTTTCTTTGCATGTTTGCTATTTTTATCATCACCTTACGTTCTTCCTCTTCTTGGAATAGTTGAACCAAAGCTAGTATGCTAGAATTTTGCTTTTGCTGGGATGACACTCTTTTTGACCTATCCCCTTGTAATTTTTGAATTAAAGACTCCATCCTTTTTTCGCACTGGTTATACTCTTCGCTCTTTGTCTTCAAAAGCTCTGCCAGCCTGACGGTTAGATCTTGCTGGTCTTCTGCGTCATTGAACATTCTATTCAACTTGCTCATAGCTCCTTGGATGTTTTTTAAATGAATATAATCCATGCAAACATTAATATATAAATTAATTTCATCATTACTCAAATCAGGTTTATCCCAGGTAGCTCTTACGAATTCTGCCTCGAATAAATCTCGATCCTCCATGCTGTCATAATTATTTATAACTTGAGTAAATCGAGGAGAAGATAAAAAAGCCCCTAATGATTCGATAGCTTTTTTTTGCCCTATATTTAACTTTGCCTCTTCAATATTTTTCTGACAGTAGTCGTTGATTTTTTTGATTATTTTGCTTACGGCTTTTGGGGCAGAATATTTTCTATTTACAGCGTTTTCGGAAGGGTGTAAATCTAGCGAATCCTGGCTTTCAATATACTCCAAAACAGAAGAGTACTCTTTTGAGTTTCGGGTAATCCGTATTTCTGGAAATAATACAGTAGCGATTTGTAATGCGTTCATACCGTCCTGAGAAGAGTTAGAAATAAACTCTCGCTGAGAATCTGATAATTGTATATTGTCTTTCGGGTATATATGTTTTGTGTCGTAATTAATTCCCTGCTGGACCATAAATGCCCTAACGGCTCTCCCCTGCTTACTTCTTCCGTCTATATTTTCTTCTCCAGGAAAAGCTAATTTAGTTAACTCAGTTAAGTCGCTTATTGTTGAACCGTTCTCTGAGACAATTCTTTCTTGTTCTTCTGTTAAATCCATGCTATAACTTTTGTATCGGGAATTACATCTTCTTTTTCTAAAATTTCTTGAGCTTTTTGCTTGAATATCTTCTTTAAATTTTTAATTTGTTTGTAGCCAGCCTTACGCCCCTTCTCGGAAGTCTTGTAGCCCATTTTTCCAGCTACCTCTTCTTCATCCATATTATCTATAAATAATAATTCGTAAACTAAATACTGCTTCTCAGACAGCTCTTTCTTCATGAAATAGTTGAGTTTTTTCTGAGCATCGATAATGCTATAATTATTATCCTCCATAGCTTGAACTTCATTAGAATGGTTTTCGAGGGTTAGTGCCATTTTGATTCCGTAGGCAGACTTCTTTGTTCTCTCCCATTTGGCATATAATGGGCAGGAAGAGTCTTGCGAACCGCTTTTGGTGAACCCGCACAACGAAGACTCGCCTCCATCTTTGGTTGCGCAAGACTGGTTAAACGGGCAATTCAAACAGGGCCGAACAAAATTACTGTAATTATTGCGCAAAATATTCTTCATTTGGTTAGTTATTATTTTATTCATCCAGGGCTTTAGAGACCTTCTTTGGTCCCATTGGTGCCATTTTTTATGAATATGCGCCCTAATGATTTGCTCAACATCCTCAAAATCAAACCAGGCCAATGAATCAAGAAACCACTTGCCTCTTCTCTTTTTTATTTCCAAATCAATTTCCAAAGATTTGTCCTCGTAAGTAAAGTTAGTTTTTTCTTGGTCGGCCACGAGTTTTTTTGTTCTTGGCTTTGGGTTTTTCTTCCTTGAAGTCTTGAAATTGCTCCACAGGAATAATGTCCTTTAAGTTAAATTTATTACTATCTCTTTCTATTGAATAAGACAGTTTCGATATATTCGGAACCTCATATATATCCAGTCCATCAGGATCATCATCCTGAGAGGGAGCGGGCCTGCTTCGTTTAGGCAACAACTTTTTTACGCCCTGCTTAGCGCTGGTTGTTGTAGGCGACGTTTGTTTTGCTGCAGACAATATATTTAAACCTTCACCGCAGCCACCGCAAAAATTCGGAGCCTTGAGGGAGTACATATTTTTAAAACCACAATGGGGACAATAAGAAAAAGCCATAATAATATATTATAGCTTTAAAAAAAATTATATCAAATAGCCGCTAATAACCCTTGATTGCTTCCTTATGAAATCTTCGGAGTCTTCGCTCCATTTTCTATTCTCTTTTACATATTCAACACAAATCACGCCAATAATCTTACCATTCAGTGTTTTGATTGGTCGAGCAAACATGCTTTTAACCCCTTTGCTTATAAGGAAAGATCTAAAAGAAAAATCGCCCTTGTAGCTTTCGACATCAGCGCACTCGAATGTTTTTTCTTGAGCTATTTGCTCTACTAATCCATGTAAATTGGAAATTCTTAAGTTCTGCAGGTTTTGGCATTCAATGCTTATTCCATCTCCCACGATCTCATATGTGCAGCTAAGTTTTTGCTGACCCCTGCCAGAGAAATATTGCTCTCCATTATGGAACTCTAGTATATAAGCCCGATCAGCAGAAGTCTCGTCAGCAACATATTGCAGGGCGGTAATTATATTACTGTGAGAGGCGGGGTCATAATTTAATTGTTTATGTTTTTTTTCGTCAAGTTTAAACTTTATCCAGACTCCCAATACCGCAGTTGCAGCAGAGACGAGTCCAGTAAGCACGCTAATTACATCTAGTCCAGTATTCATTTCTTATTAATAATATACGCTAAAACTGAAGAAAACAGAAATACAAAAAACAAAATAACAGAAAACCACATAGCTGGCCCTTCATAATCGTAAGGTGCAGATTTTAGATCCAGGTATTCGACTACAGAAATCATCGAATCGTTATTCTTGTCTATATTGTTAAATTCAGAAGAAATGACGGGTTTAGGCGTAGGGTTTGGCTTATAAACCTTATTAACGCTACAAGAGCACAGCAAAAACACGAGAAAAAACAGCCACCTCATCTTCTTTTACTTGGTATAGCGTAAAAACCGACAACCATAAAGCATAGATCCATAAACGAGGCGAGCATTAACCCTCCTGTCATTTGAACCATCTCCCAATCTTTTCCCCCAAGCACCCAACCAAAAAAGCCCCACTTCGCCCCATCACCCTTCGGAACAATAACATTATATACTATGTGAGGATTCATTGCGTAATATATCATCAAAAAACACATTGTAAAAGTGATACTCATAAACAAAATTCTCCTTGTTACCTTCACAAAAGGATCGCTCGAGTTTTTATCCTGACCGTCAATCAATGCTTGTAGCATTTTATCGTCCCTTGCTGCCAGTGCCAACTGATCTTGTCTTTTCTGCTCCAACCAAGAATTTATTAGGTTGCACGCAAGCTTTATTCCAGCCCCAATTATTGTATTCAATATCGGTCCCATGCCTATATATACACCCGTTAAATTTTAAAAATGCTTATTTCAGTGTAATATAAGTTAATGTCACAGAAATCAATACTACAACTTCTTAGTAAAAGCTTAAACTCCTATCAATCAACATGCTGGCTTAAATCAGAAAATGCAAAGCTAAATGGATCAACTCCAGCCGAATTAATGATGGATAATAAAACAGACAAGGTAATTAAAATATTACCAGATGAAATTAAAAGAATAAAAAGTAAAAAAAATATTAATTAATATATATCCACTCTTTAGTGCTGTTTGCGTAAAAATAAGGATATATTCTAGGGTTTGACCACATCCATCCATAGTTTATGATATAACCCCACACGCCATCTTGACTATCTGGCTGGATATACATCCAGTAGATTTTTGCGTGGTAAATCCACCCATTTGAGAATGGTAAATAATCTCCAAGCCAAGTACTCTGCCATCCAAGCGAGGTAACTTCCTGAGAAACTTCTTCTGTGGCCACCTCGATAGCTGATTGGGTATTTTCAGAATTTGTTTCGTCGCTGACGTCAGGGCCAGTAGATTTAGACAATAATTCTTGATCAAAATACTGGACTGCGGTTGTTGCTTCAAGAACCAAGGAAAGATAATCTTTATTGCTTGACTGAGAATGAATTTCTTTGATCGAGTTATCGGTTTTAAATTGCCAAGATAATATCCTGAAAGTTCGATTATGTTCATCGTTTCTGATCCATCCTCCACGATCATCTTTTTGGTAATCTATATTCAAGGAGTTATCCCATGCATACCCATAAATTAATGTGTCCTGAGATAAATTTAATTGGCTAATTTGTAGGGTTGATTCGCTTGACACGATCTTGCTATCAATAATCCACGCAATATCAACCACACTAGGATCTACAACATTAATTTCTAAAGTATGAGTATTGTTTACGCTAGAGTTTGTTTCTGTATAGCTGTCTATTGGAGAAACATATTTATAAAGCTGTAGAATAATTTGCTCTCTGTTTACCGCGTGAAAATCTCCAGTATTTGAGTTGTTCATTAATCCGTCATAAGATGTTGGTTTAAAATAATTTGCTCCTTCTTTTTGATATGGCTCATTAATTTCATATCCACGAAAGGAATCTTTGTACCCAATCCAATGACCCCATCTCTGCTTTGCCTCTTCTGATGATCTTGCCATGTTGAACGCATAGTCATACATATATTCTTGTATAGTAGTTTGGTATTCATCTCCCGCCATGCCCAGGACATGCCCTATTTCATGCGACACTATACTCGTCCATGGTGCAGCATAGATTAAGCTTGTAGAGCTTCTGTCGAGCGCTGTACCGAGCCCAAAAACCCTATTTGTTAAAATGGTAGTGCATTCATTTCCTATGTTGAGCTCATCTGTGATCGATAAGCATTTCAACCAATCATTCCAGCCATCCCAATATCCAAGATTAAAATCAAGCCCAAATGCAGAATTGTTAACGTCTTTTATATCGTCTGGATTATTTAAAGTGCTAACAAGGTCTATTCTATGAACATTAACAAAATTTTTATACCTATTCCAGAAGGCGTAGTTGCTTTGCATCCCCGACCATATGGTTTCAACATCTTTTTCATAATCAACCATCTCATCAGCGAAATATCTATCACCAATAAATACTAAATCTAGTCTATTATCAGATGATCCACTATTATGAATCGTTTCGTAAGAAGTTGCAAATAAATTAAAATAAAAAAATGTAAGTAGTAAATAATATCTCATCTATGAATTATCTCATATATTATGAGACAAGTCAAGATTATATTTTTCTAACTTGGTACGATTGAGACTTGCCCAGTCAGCCCGCATTTTTGGATGCCAAGCTGAGTTCTGATGATTAAAGAGTTTTTCGTGCAAGATACATACATAAGTAAATTTCTTCTCATCTTGTATGCCGAGACCGTCATTCCTGACTGTATTTGTATCTCTGACCCCCCTACGGTTATTGATTGCCCACCAAAGGAAATCACATTCAATCCAGCGATTTTGGTTATGACAAAGTCGCGGGATTGGTCGGTGTTAAATGTCTCACGCCGTGATACTTCCAGATTTAATACTCCCGCAGAAGTAGTGTCGAACATATTGGTTACAGTGATTGTTTTGCTGAAGGTAGAGGAGGGGGTCCATCTTTCTGAGATAACAGTTGGTGCGCCGGTTGAAGATCCATAAGAAACGGTTGTGCTGGAGTTTATAAGTTGATCGACGGTTACTTTATATGTTGAGCCATCCGCCTTTTGTATGATCAAGAAATCTGAAGCTGCGTCAATATTGCTTCCGATTAAATCTAAGTCTTTAATTTGCTTGTTTGCCATATCAGTATATATACACTATTTCTAATAAATAAAAGGTTCCTGCAGAAACTCTCTGCATTTTATTATTGTATAATACATATTAATTTAATTACATTCTATTAAAAAATAATTTCAAACATAGAATATATCATATATTACATTACTATATTACATGAACAATCAATTGGGAATAACAAGTGTATTGCTTTTACTGTTTTACGTGGGATGGTTCGCATGGGATCAAAGAACAATAATAGAAAAACAAAATCAAGAAATAATAAAATTACAACAACAATTAATATTTAAAAACATAGTATTGGACGCTGCGCTTCAAGATATAAGTGAACCAGTTAATAAACAAATATATAATTCGCCGCAAAAGTTCTTTAATCTTCAATAATAAACTTTAATTTTTAACAATAACTTATAATATAATATATGACAACAGCAACACAAGAACCCGAACAAGAAAAAATAGATAACGCCGCCGAAGAAGGGCAATATACTTCAGAGCAAAATATTGCAATAACTCATTTGGCAAACAAAATGCTTGGCAATGTAAATTTATCAGAAGCATTCTCACTCGTTCCACTTGGTCAAATAATTAATTTAGTTCAACAACAAGTTATTCAACAAGCAAAAAAGCAAGTCGAAGATATGAGTGACGAAGAAATTAAAAAAACAATTGAAGAAGGAGATGCCTCTCTAGCAGAAGCTCAAGCTCAAGCTCAAGCTGATCAGCTTCAGAATTAAGCTTTTAGACTTCTAAGGGTATAAATAATATCCTTAAAGTTATCATAATTTATACGATCCGTTTTGTAATTTGCACCACGGGTCGTTTTTATTGTATAGCCGCTTTGCTTTTCGCTATCAAGAACAAGTTGAGATATAAAATCATGTGCGCCATGGGATTTTAACCAATTCCAATATATTGCACGAGTTCCTGGTTTACATTCAAGTAATACATCTTCAAAAATAAATAATTTACTAAATAATGTAATATCGCGAAAACATGTTATTTCGCTAGGGGGTTCGCTTAAGCAAGATTCGATAATCAAAATCATGTAATAAATTACACGAGAATGTCAGACTTAGCTGTCTTCTTGATTTTTAAGAAAATCTTCGTATCCCGGAGGAAGAGGAGGAATGAAAACGGCCGCTTCGTCCTGTTCTTGCACTAAAGATTCTTCTTTATTCGAATGATCCAGCGTTGGGTCCTGCGTTGGGTCCTGCGTTGGGTCCTGCGGCAGATAGCACGCTGGGTCCTGCGGATTAAAACCTTCGCATATTTCATGGCAGTGAAGTTCTTTGTTTGAACTGTATTCCTCGCAGG